ACGGCAGCGATCGATCCGGCAACGCGGGCGGTCAATGTGACCGGCTTCGATTTCAACCAGAACTATGTCTCCACAAACGCTAAGGCGGATGGCACGTTCGGAAAGAAACTGATCATCGAGTTTGACGTTTCCGTGCGCGACGGCTTCCTCGGCGGCAATCAGGTGCCAACGAATGATGGGCAGTCCGGTATCTATGCGAAGGGAACCATGATCAAGGCGTTCGATGTGCCGACGCAGGACGTGGAAGTAAAAAGCATCACGCCGACGGCGGATGACAAGGCGATCTACCTTGGCGATTCTGCCAATTTGCAGGAGCTTGTGCACCAGAATGCCACATTTGACGGCACAAATAACGCTTTTGTGGATGTGACCTATACGGTCAAGGATGAGAACGGAACGGTTGTCGGCACGTACACAGTTCCCGCCGGAAGCAGCAGCGGAACATGGGTGTGGAGCGATCCGGCAAGCAACGGCACCGTCGCTCCGGAGCAGACCACGACCTACAAGGTGACGTGCACGGTTTCGCCTACGCAAACGGGAACGTATGAGAGCGTTTCTAAAGATGCTACGTTCACCATCACGGTCAACACCTGCAGCCTGAAGATCTCCAAGACCGTTACGGGCGGCGGCGACCCGAACCAGACCTTCGTGTTCAACGTCATGAAGGGCAACGATCTCGTGACCACCGTGGTGCTCAAGGGCGGCGCTAAAAAGCGCATCGTACTGCCCTGCGCTACGGTGACCGCGGTTGGCGACATCGTCTATTCTGGCAGCAGCGCCGTGGGTTACCAGACAACCCTCACCGCCATTGCGGACACTACGGGCTTTACCCACTACGAGTACATTTTGGGCGCTGCGGCCAGCCCGCATGAAACTGCCCAGAGCGCCACTGAGAACGCTAAGGAGGTACAGGCATGATCACTGCAAAAACCAAATCTGGCTTTGAGATCGAACTGGAGGAATCCAGTCTGGACAACATGGAACTGGTTGACACCCTGGACGAAATGAACGAGGGCAACCCCCTTGCCATTTCCCGGCTGGTCCCCCTGCTGCTGGGTAAAGAGGGTAAAAAGAAGCTGTATGACCACCTGCGCACCCCGGAAGGCCGTGTGCCCTCCACTGCAGTGGAGCGTGAGATCATCGAATTGATGGTTTCTATCCAGCCCGGAAAAAACTCCTCATCCTCGCCGAACTGATCGCAGCGGATGAGGATGCTCTGATCTGCGATTTTGCCCAGTACTACAACGTGCTGAACTGGCGCAGCCTGCCCGTGCGGCTGGCGGCCACTCTGGCTGCCGGGCTTCCACCGGAAAGCCGCAGCCTGCGGCTGCTGCACGGCGAACCCTACACGTTGCAGCAGATGCTGCAGGCATCCATTGCAGACAGCCTGCACGCGATCCGCTGGCTGATGGAGCGGTACATGGGCAGCACCGAGGAACCGCCGAAGTCCATCGTCCAGGCCCTGCTGGGCAGTGAAGCACCCGAAGAGGAAAGCTCCGTGCAGAGCTTTGACAGTCCGGAAGAATTTGAGGCGGCACTTCGTGCTGCAGAAAGGAGGTGAAATGCATGGGAAATGGCATTGAGCTTGCAAAAGCCTATGTGCAGATCGTTCCCTCAGCCGAGGGCATCCAGGGCAAGATCACCGAAGTGCTGGGCGGCGAAAGCTCCAAAGCCGGTGATGCCGCAGGCCAGCTGCTGGGCAAAAAACTTGTAGGCGCTGTTGCCAAGGTGATCAGCGCCGCTGGCATCGGCAAAATTCTGGCCGAAAGCATTGCCTCTGGCGGTGCTTTACAGCAGAGCCTGGGCGGCGTGGAAACACTGTTCAAAGACAGTGCCGACAAGGTGAAATCTTACGCCGCACAGGCCTATAAAACCGTTGGTCTTTCCGCCAACGCTTACATGGAGCAGACCACCAGTTTTGCGGCCAGCCTGCTGGCCAGCGTGAGCCACGACACCAACGCTGCAACCGAGCTGGCCAACATGGCTATGGTGGATATGGCCGACAATGCCAACAAGATGGGCACAGATATGCAGGATATCCAGAACGCCTACCAGGGCTTTGCCAAGCAGAACTACACCATGCTGGACAACCTCAAGCTGGGCTACGGCGGCACGCAGGCCGAAATGCAGCGCCTGCTGCAGGACGCTGAAAAGATCAGCGGCGTGCATTACGACCTGGGAAACCTGGCCGACATGTACAGCGCCATTCATGTTATCCAGCAGGAAATGGATATCACCGGTACCACGGCGAAGGAAGCCACCACCACCCTCACCGGCAGTTTTTCGGCCATGAGTGCGGCGTTCCAGAACGTGCTGTCCAGCCTGTCCACAGGCGCAGACCTCTCCGCTCCGCTGGCTGCGCTGGTGGAGACGTCCAAGACCTATCTGGTGGACAACCTGCTGCCAATGGTGGGCAACGTACTGGCTGGCATCCCGGAGGTGGTCTATTCACTGGTGCCGCAGCTTCTGCAGAGCGGCACAGAGCTGGTCAACTCGCTGGCCAGTGGTTTTGATGAGGGCATCCCAGAGTTTTTCTCCAATGCCCTGCCCCAGCTGCTGGTGTTCACCGAGCAGCTGCGCGCCAACGCAGGCAGCTTTGTGGACGCTGGCCTGAATCTTATCACCCAACTGCTGAACGGCCTGATCGCGGGCCTGCCACAGCTGATCGCCTATGCACCGGATATCATCATCAATCTGGCAGGTATCATCAACGATAACATGCCGAAGATCCTGGCTGAGGGCATTTCCATCGTCGTGCAGCTGGCGGCTGGCATCGTACAGGCATTTCCGTCTCTGCTGGCCAACTGGAAGAAGATCTTTCAGGCGATCCTGTCCGTGATTTCGGCCATCAACTGGGTAAGTCTTGGTGCTAACATCCTGAAAGGCATCGGCAATGGCATCAAGAGCATGGGCAGCAGCCTGCTGGAGGCCTTCAAGGGCGGCTTTTCCAGTGCACTGAACTGGATCAAAAACCTGCCCGCGCAGGCTGTACAGTGGGGCAAAAACCTGATCAAGAGCTTTACCAATGGCCTGACCGGCAAGGGAGGTGCCGTTGGCATCGGCTCTATTTTAGGCACAGCAGGCGCTTCCATTGCAGAAAACGCCAAGGGCGGCAGCAAGATCGACTGGGCCGCCACCTGGGCAGATGCCAACGATGATCTTGCCAACAACGCTCAGGCTGTGGCAGATATCGCCATTCCTGCCTATACCAAGTCTGGCAACGCTGCAGCCACTGCGGCCGAGAAGGCCAAAAGCGCCGCCAAGACGGTCAGTGAGACCCTGCTGTGGTCTCTGCAGGATGCCGGGCATAGCGAGAGCACCAACGCTCTGGGCAAGGTGACCACTCAAACCACCGAGCTGACCGAGCACTTGCGCAAAGGCAGCGAAGAGTACGACCGTGTGACCCGCACGGTGACCGAGTCTGGCAAGGAGCTGGTGAACGGCGTGGTGAAGAATTACAAGGAAGTCACCAGGTACGTCACTGAGCAGGGCAAAACTACCGCCCAGACACAGAAAACCTATGAAGAGATCGCGGCTACTGTCCGGGATACGGTTACATCCACCTTTGACACCGTGCAGAACGGCATCAAGACCACCACCCAAACCATCACTGAGACCCTGACCGATGAAACGACCCAGCAGAAACAGGTCATCACCGAGACGTGCACTGATATTGTGAACGGGCTTCTGGTGACCAGGGAAAGGGTCACGAACATCGCCGCAGATGGGATAAGGACCACCACGGAGACCATCAAGGAAGCTTCCGCGTCCAGTCTTTCGGGCCTGTGGAAGGAATTTCAGACCGAGGCGGACAAAGGCATCCTGGGTACCTTTGATACGCTGGTTTCTGCCGTAAAAAAGCAGGACTGGCTTTCGGTGGGCGAGTGGGCACTTTCTGCCCTATATGCCGGTCTGGCTCCTTCTGCCAAGCAGCAGATCGAAAGTGCGGGCCTTGCCATCATCCAGCAGATCAATAAGATCTTGCTGGATGGCAGCAGCACTCTGGCTCAAACCGCCTGGCAGCTGGGCATTCATCTGGCCAACAACATCTCTGGCGGG